GGCGTTCTCCAGGCTCATCGCCTATGCGGCGTTCCAGTGGCCGAACTATCGGGACGCCCCGCACCACAGGCTGATCGCTCGCAAGCTCGAGGCCGTTGAGCGCGGCGACATACAGCGGCTCATGATTACGATGCCGCCCCGGCATGGCAAGAGCATGTTGGCCAGCGAGTTCTTCCCGGCATGGTACATGGGGCGCAACCCTGATCATTACGTGGTCATCTCGACTTATGCGCAGGACCTAGCTGACGACTTCGGCCGCAAGGTCAAGAACCAGATCGAGGACGAAGCATATCAGGGCGTGTTCCCCGGCGTGCGCCTCGCGGATGACAGCCGCAGCAACAAGCGCTTCCACGTCGAACAGGAAGAGGGCGGGTACGAATACGGGCTGACGCAGCCGGGAGCGTTCTACGCTGTTGGCGTGGGCGGCCCGCTAACCGGTCGCGGCGCGCACCTGCTGTTGATTGATGACCCGGTAAAGAACCGCGAAGACGCTGACTCCGAAATCATCCGCAAGAAGACCAAGGACTGGTACACGTCGACAGCCTACACCCGCCTGATGCCGGGTGGCCGCGTGGTCATCATTCAGACCCGCTGGCACGAAGATGACCTGAGCGGGTGGCTGCTCGCCGAGCACCAGCACGAAGGTTGGGAGGTTCTGGACCTTCCGGCCATCAACGATGCCGGGCAAGCGCTCTGGCCTGAGCAGTACCCTGTCGCGGCGCTGGAGAAGATCAAGCTGGCGATCGGGCCGCGTGACTGGTCAGCGCTCTATCAGCAGCGGCCGGCGCCTGAGAGTGGTGACTATTTCAAGGCTGAATGGCTGAGGCCATACGAGAAGGCCCCTGAGCGCGACACGCTCAACGTCTACGGTGCCAGCGACTACGCGGTGACGGACGACGGCGGAGACTTCACCGTCCATGTCGTGGTGGGTATCGATGCCGAGGGGCGGCTTTGGCTGCTCGACCTGTGGCGAGCGCAGGCCAGCTCAGATCGTTGGGTCGAAGCGTTCTGCGACCTCGTGCTGAAGTGGAAGCCCATCGGCTGGGCTGAAGAAACCGGGCAGATCAAGGCCGGCGTCGGGCCGTTCCTCACCAAGCGCATGCGTGAGCGCAAGGCGTTCGTAGCGCGTGAGCAGTTCCCGACCCGTGGCGACAAGGCAGTGCGGGCGCAGTCGATCCGTGGCCGCATGGCAATGGATGGGCTCTACATCCCAGCCAATGCCTCATGGAAGGCCGATCTGGTGAGCGAGATGATGTCGTTCCCGGTTGGCGTGCATGACGACCAGGTGGATGCCTTGGGCCTCGTGGGGCAGTTGCTCGACAAGATGTTCAAGAACTCGCCGCCGAAGGAAGACCCGGCCAAGAAGTTCAACGACTACAGTGCTCGCCAGCCCAGCGAGCGTGTCGATGACTGGCAAAGCTACTGAGGCGCGATGAACCGTACAGGCTATGCAGCAGGATCGACCGGCAGTTCGCCCGGCGCTTCATCGGACGCGCCTGACGATGCTCTGCACGCTCGCCTCAAGCGCCAGTATCTCGACTATCTCGACGGCAAGACCGAAGAGATCAAGGAGCAGAAGCAGGCGCGCTCGTACCAGCATGGCGCGCACTGGACCGAAGATCAGGTGCGTGTCTTCAAGAAGCGCCGCCAGCCCATCGTCACGTTCAACCCCGGCGCTCGCAAGATCAACGCCATCGTCGGATTGCTGGAACGTCAGAAGCAAGACCCGCGCGGTTTCCCTCGCACCCCTCAGCATGAGGAAGGCGCCGAACTGGCGACAGCCGTGCTGCGTTATGTCTGCGACCAGCAGCAGTGGGCCGCGCTGTCTCCGCGTTGTGGCCTCGCCGGTGCGATCGACGGCATCGGTGGCATCGAGATCACCATCGAGCAGGGCGACCGTGGCGATCCTGAAGTCGGCTTGAATGACGTTGACGCCGGCTCGTTCTTCTACGATCCGCGCTCTCTTCGAGACGACTTCTCCGATGCTCGATACATGGGCGTTGGCAAGTGGCTTGACCTTGACGCTGCCATCGATCTGTTCCCCGACAAGGAACAGGAACTGAAGGAGTCGATCAGTTCTGGCTACGACCTGACCAGCGACCCGGCTTCCGATGAGAAGTGGATCACGACCGAGGGCGGAACAAAGCGCCTCCGCCTCGTAGATCACTGGTACATTGCCAAGGGCCAGTGGCGTTGGTGCCTCTACACCGGGGCTGTGATGCTCGACCAGGGCGAAAGCTATCTGGTGGACGAGAGCGGCAAGAGCTTCTGCCGATACATCATGTACTCGGCCAACGTGGATCAGGACGGCGACCGCTACGGTTTCTGGCGGATGATGAAGTCCGCGGCCGACGAGATCAACATGCGCCGGTCGAAGGGCCTGCACCTACTCAACAGCCGTCGCATGGTCATCGAAGACGGCACAGGCTTGAATGTTGAGGAAGTACGCCGCGAGGCAGCGCGTCCCGATGGTGTGATCCGGTATCCGGCCGGCACCCAGCCGCCTGAGTTCGATGACAACGCCAAGTCTGCGGAACTGACGGGACAGGTCAACTTCCTTCAGGATGCCCGCGCCGAAATCGACAACATCGGCTTCAACCCCGCCCTGATGGGGACGGGCGTGCAGGACATGTCGGGTCGCGCGATCCAGCTTCAGCAGCAGGCAGGCATTGCCGAGCTTGGTCCGTACTTGCTCGCCTATCGCGGGTGGAAGCTCAGGGTTTACCGGGCGATCTGGAACGCGGTTCGCCAGCACTGGACGGCCGAACGCTGGATCAGGGTAACGGACAACGAGAACGTGCCGCAGTTCGTCGGCATCAACCAGCCGGCCACCGATGAGATGGGCATGCCGATGGTCGGGCCGGATGGCATGCCAGTGCTGCAGAACGCCATCGGTGAGCTTGACGTGGACATCATCCTCGATGAGGGGCCGGACACGATCAACGCGCAGCAGGATACGCACGAGACGCTGAAGCAGATACTCCCCGCCATTGCCCCGCTGCTCACGCCGCCAGTGGCGAACGCCGCGCTCAAGACGCTGATCGATACATCGGCGCTCCCGGCTGAAGCCAAGAAGGCATTCCGGGACGCAGAGCAGAAGGCGAACCAGCCCAATCCGCAGGCGCAGATGGCGGAACAGCTTCAGATGCGCGGCGCTCAGGCCGAAGTGCAGGAGACGGAGGCCAGCGCCAAGCTGAAGGAAGCGCAGGCCATGAAGGCGATGGCTGACGCCCGGTCAGCAGGCGCAGGCCAAGACCCACGTGCCGCGATGATGGAAGCCGCGAACAAGTACACCGATGGGCAGATGAAGCTCGCGGCAACGCAGGCGGCAGCCCGGCGCGACGAGATCAAGGGCAATCTCGACATTGCAGGCAAGCGCCTCGACCTCGTGGGCAAGCAACTGGACATTCAGCGGCAGCGCGAAGCTCCGCAACCTCAGCAAGGAGCCGCATAAATGGCCACCCTCTGGATTCGGGAATACGCCAACATTCCCGCCGTTACGCAGACGGATGGCATTGGCGAAGGCGTCGTTGCTGTCGCTCAGGAGCCGGGCACCGACCAGACGCCGGTAACGTTCACCACGTCGGCACAGTCCGCGGCCTTTGGTGCTGGGACCACGTTCATCGGTATCATTGCCAGCGCGGCGTTCCACTATGTCTGTGCTGCCAACCCGACCGCAACCACCAATGCGCTCAAGGTGCCTGCTGATACGCTGATCTATATCGGCGTGAAGGCTGGCCAGAAGATCGCGGCCATTGCGGCGGCCTGACGATGTTCGGGCGGCTGGGGCTCAACTTCGGACGGCTGGGGCTGGCCCGTGGTGAGGGCGTGGGGGGCATTCCGTTCGCCTCGATCCTCGCGCTCAATCCCGAAGTGGCGTTTTCGGCCGCGCAGTCGGGCTCGTGCTTCCAGGAGCGGACCGGCGCAGGCGCTACAACGCCGAGCAATGCCGACGAGGCGGTGGGGTCGCTCAAAAACTGGGGCACCAAGGGCGGTTTTGTCGTGGCGCCCACCGATGCGGCGCGCCCCATTCTGCGCGCCAGCGGGAGCCTTCGATATCTGGAGGGTGACGGCGCCGATGACGTGATGACCGGAGCACTGGCCGCTTTGCGCGGCGTCGCCGGGTGGACGATCGTGGCAGGCGTTCGAAACGATGGCAGCACCGCCTCGGCAAGAAACGTGCTGTTCATCACCAGTGGTGCAGGCAACACCCGAGCCGGTCTGTTCTACGTGGCGGTGAATGGCGGAACAGCCCTGGCTGGACGCAGGGCATCGGCCGACGTTGCCGCAACCGTAACAAGCGCGGCTCATGCCGGCACCGATTATGTCGTAACCGGCATCGGCGACTACACCAATACGGATGCCTTCCTCCGCGCGAACGGCGTGCAGGAAGGCAGCAACACATCGTGGCTGACATCCGGTGTTTCGGACAATGATGCTGGGTCGGTGCAGATTTTTGCAGGCACCGGGCCGGCAGGGTTCCTGGCCGGACGACTTTACTCACTGTTGATATTCGGCAGCGTGTTGAGCCCGAGCGATCTCGCTCTGGCCGAGCTGTGGACCGCTCAGCAGATGGGCATCACAATCTAAAAAAGGGGCAGCCAGAATGGCAATGGACCATAGCCTGACGATGATCGTGCCGGTCAGCGACGTAGCAGCGGCAAACGCCTACGCCGTTGCGATGAACTGGGGGCCGATCTTCTCTGTCGACCTATCGCCCAACGGGCAACTCCCCGTGACGCATAAGGGCTGTCACCAGTTCCAGACAGCGGAGTTCGTGGCTACCCTGGAGGCCGCCAAGGCCAGCGTAGAGCCCGCTCTTGCCGCGCTCGACTCGGTATTCATCCACGGCGAGGCATCGCAGTCGCCGCTCTTCGAAACTTTGCTGCAGTCCAGCGAGATCGAAGCGGTGCTCGGCACGAAGCTGGCGGTCTACTATCCGCCGCAAGAGGTCTAGGCCCCGCGCCCCATAAAAGGCCAGGGGCCTCGCGTCACCGTCGACCGACAGAAAAGACAGGTGTGCTGCCTCAGGTTGGAAAACCAACCGCACCCCCCACGCCCCATCATCTTCTGTGGGGTAGCTCCCCACCGTCCACTTCCCGCGCCGCTCCGGCCGCGCATCGCACTCTCACAACCTCAGGAGACTGAACCATGGCAGATCTGACCATTACCGCCGCGAACTGCGTGCCGGGCAACAACAACCGACAGACTGTCGGTGTGGCCGGCGAGACGATCACTGCCGGCATGGCCGTCTACAAGGCCACCTCGGGCAAGTGGATGAAGGCGGATGCCGACGGTTCGTCCGAGGCGCGCACGGCTGCGGGCATCGCGCTCACCGGCTCGTCGCTCAATCAGCCGATCGTGGTGCAGACCGATGGCGAGATCACCCTAGGCGCGACCCTTACCGCTAACGTGTCCTACTATCTCAGCGGCACGGCCGGCGGCATCTGTCCGCTCGCCGATGTCGGGGCCGGCGAATATCTCCAGCTCATCGGCATCGCCAAGACGACGGCCATTCTGGACCTGTCGTTCCAGGCCACTGGCGTCTCGAACTAAGTCATGGGCCTGCCCGCCGGAAAGCGCGACCGCAGGATCGTCCTGCAGCGCGCGACGAGCACGAAGAACGGCCTCAACGAGGACGTGAAGCAGTGGTCGGCGCTCGGCACGCGCTGGGCTGAAAAGCTCGACGTGTCCGATGGCGAGCAGCTGCGGGCGGCGCAGATGGGCGCGACCATCACCACGCGCTTCCGGGT